TCCTGTTCAACCATACCAAAGAGCTCAGACCACATTGTATTAGCAGCAAGGTCAGCAGCAGGAACCCATAAGGTGTCGTCTGCCGAGAAAAGCTGTACTTTGTATCTCCAACCATTACCCCACTGAATAGGATCTTCAAGAACCCTAAGCTGATAAACTTCGGGTTTGTTACCTACGATGTGGGATGTAGCTTCGAAATACCTTTCAGAGAACCTCATATAGAAGATACCTCTATTGAGACCTGCCTGAATAGCATCTGTAACTGCAGTTGTACAAGCAGCATCAGAGTATGCACCTATAAGAGGTATACTACGTTCGTCAGAACCGTTAAGATACCATCTATAATTTACATCATCATTGATCCACTCGGTAGGAAGCTTATTTATAAACGCTACAAAGTTATCTGAACCTACATTAAGTTCATATAACTGATTCATAGTAGTACTTATAACTTCAGGTTCTTGCATACCAAGCCAACCAAGGTGACTTTCACGTGTTAAACCACTCCAATGTTTAGGGTCAACTATCTGGAGTGCAGAGACTTTGTTCATAATATATTAAAGTTTAGAAATGTCTATCGACCAAAAATACCACGCATGGATTCGATATTGTCCTTGCTGGTCTTATCAAGTTCGGTATTCCTCATAGTAGTAATACCTGCTTTTGACGTTTGATGTTTCAAGGCTTCTTCTAAGGCATTAACTTCCTTAGTTACCTTAGCCGTAGCTATTTTATTCCAAGGTTTACCTTTTTCGAAAAATCCAGTGGAATATAAATAAGCTAACCTCTGATCAAAAAATGAAGGATCTTCAGCTCTTTTAGCCCATACAGCATTAGTAGTTCTACCTTTGTTATCCTGTACAGGTTTAGTTAATGCTTCAAACATAGAAGTCTTAGTTTGTTTATTAATAGGCATCCCCTGAACTATTTCAGAGGTAGTATTAATCTCTTCTTTAAGAGCTTCTATATTTCTACGATTTTCTTCAGCTTGTAGCTTTTGAGTCTTTTCTGCTTCAGTTTCTTCAGCAGTAATTTGTTCTTTTACAAGAGTCTTCAAGGTTGTTAAATACTCCTTCGAATCCTCTACATCATCTCCAAGATCTATAGAACTTTGTACGAGCCTTTCTATCTTAGCATCAGGCATTGAAGTAGTAAGTTTAAAGTAGTCAACCATCACTTGTTTTCTGAGACTAGTATTCTCTTCCTTACTTAAATCATCTACTTTTATACCGTCAAACTTAGTTTTAAGTTCTATAAGACTTCCTGCAGATTCAGGTGCAACTCCTTTACCAATCATTTGAAGATACTGTTGGTATCCTTCTTCGTAATCTGATTTGTAGGCTTCAGAGTTAGCGATAATCTCATTCTTAATTAAATTCCTAAGAGCATCAGCTTCACCTAATTCCTTAACATCTTCTGTGAATTTGTCTTCATCAAAAGATGATATTAGCCCCTGCGCAACCAAGTCTTTAGCAAAGATTACAGTGAAAGGAGCATCAGAAGTTTCTTCAGGTTTTGTAATGGTGGCAGGGGCTTTGTTATCATCATTGATTTCCTTGTCAACCTTACCCTTCTTAGCTTTTTCCTCGACTGTCTTAACATCTTCTAAGACCGAGTTAATATCTTTAAGTAGTTCTTTTTCTTTTTTGGTAGCCTTATTATCGTCTACCTCCACCTCTTTTATAGGTGGTTCATCTTCTGTAGGATTAGTACTGAGTAAAGTGTTAATGTCTAAACTAGGATCTAATTCTACAATCTGATCAATACTTTCTTCAAATGTTTTCCTTGCCATAATTTTTTGCTGCTACAAAGTAAATAATTAATTTTTAGATTTACAAATATTTAGTGCGTTCTAGTACATATTCAAAACTCTGACATAACGTAAAGTTATAAACTTTCTATTATTTTTTAGTAGGTTTAGGGGTTGGTTTGTTTGCAATTTTACGTTTAATCTCTATTTCGCTATCTTTTTGCTGTTCTTTCTTTCTATTGACTCTTTTAGTTTCCTCTAATTGATCCATCTTCATCTGCATCTCTTGAGGTTTAGATTTGTCTTGCTGAGGCTTATTAGTAACAGAATCAGCCCTTATTCCAGCAATTTCTAATTGAGTCTCAGCTGCGAGATCAGCTTTATACTTTTCCATCTCCAATTTCTGTTGTTCTAACTGAGCCTGTTGAGCTAACTGAGCTTGTACCTGTTCTTGTTGAGCTTGAACTTGTTGTTGCTGTTGCTGTTGAATTTGTTCTTCAAAAGCTTCTAGTTTCCTCTGAAGAGCTGCAGGATCACTAGTTCTATAGAGTTCCATCACCATGCTCATCATACCACCATTTTGCATAAATGGTTGTACAAGACTACGTAAGGTGTTCATCATTTCTTTATCAGTAGCTGAATTGGTAGAATAAATACCATATTCACTTTCACAGAACACTTCAGAATCATAATCTAGAATAGCTTGACTTCCATCACTAAGAATAAACTGTCTTTTGAATTTCTGATCTTTCCAAGCAACCTTAGCTGTTTCTATATAGATATTAATACATCTATTAATAAAATCATCATGGATACTAAAGTATTTAGCTGTGTTCAAGGAGCTCTGTTTTACAGAGCGTTCTACTCCACCTACAGTTTCTCTACTCTGTACAGCACCTTTTCTAGCATCAGTAATGCCTACTATATCTTGTACCCTATTCTCTAAGAAGGTTAAGATGCCTAATAGATTCTGAATAACGTTAGGGTCGCCTACCTCAATTGATCCTGAACCTCTATTCATTGAACCAGCAAGTTTGCCTAAGGCAGCACCTTTTTGTCCTTCATTAAATTCATCTTCAAAAACTATTTTCATCTTATCCATATAGAATAAGAATTGATCCATAGTAAAGTTGTTAGGAATCATAGAAGTACTTATACGAGCCATTTTGCCTTTGTAAGTCTTCATCTCTTCCCACAATTTATGCATAAAGAAGTTATACATCAATTGGTAAGGCTTACCTAAGCTAACAAAGCTAAGAGCTTTAGAATCATTGGTATTGAATATATTACCTACAATTCCAGGATGACACTTACTAGGATTATCCATAGACCTAAACTGAATTGCTCTAGGGCCAAGTACAGGATAGATATCATCAGCTAATCTTACACCTTCATTCCATTCTCCTATCCAAATCCAACTAACGTTGGATAACTCCTCATCATTTAAAGGATAGTCTTCGTCTACATACCTCTTCTGTATATCTCCTGATTCATCTATATAAGGTAGTATTCCTACTTTCCTCATTCCTTTCCATAAGACTCGTAGCTTTCTAGCATTACCATTAGTGTCAAAAGAACCACCGAAGAAGTTAGTAGCTTGTACTCCAGCACTAATTACAGTTCCTATACCTCCCTGACTATTAATCCAAGAGGTTAAATCAATCGGTACGTTCTGTAAACTCCTATTAAATATTTTATTTCCTGCGCTATAATTATATGAGTATCCGTCTTCAAGTTTCTTAATTTCAGCATCACTTAGATATTCATGATACTCATCTATAAGTTGTCCAACAGGGACGAAGGATAATTCAATTATTAAGTCGTTATCTTCAATCCTATACGTACCACCTGTTCGTAAAGTATATAATGTTAGAGGATTAATTCGTCTTAAAACTGGTTCACCGCCAAGTATTTCAGCAGCGGCTAATTCTTCTCCAGGAGTTAGTAAGTCCTCAAAACTCTTACTGAATAATTCTTTCATATTCTGACTCACATAACCGTACTGGATTATCTGTGAAGCCATCAACTCTCTTCTATCTCTATAATTGAACTTCATCCACTTAGCTTCCTTTGCTATGGCATTAGCGGTTTCTTGTTCATTATAGTTTTTAGAGGTTATTCTAGACAGAATAGATTGATTTATTAAGGCTGTAACTTCTTCTATCTTAGCATTAACCAAGTCAGGGTTAGTCATTGTTATGAGAGGATTGAACTTAGCTTCACGCTCCTCTCCAAGGAGAACTGACATGTAAGAATTGAGTAAGGGATAGTTACGATAGGTATTCTCATATTTACCCTCAATCTTGTACGGATTTATTACTGCTTCTACCTCCTTAGGATCAACGATATTGTTGATTAAGTTAACGTTACTAAGTTTCTCAGCCATAGAAGCTCTTAGCCCACTATCAATATCAAAGCCAACAATACTATTAGCAGCATCTACACATTCCTTATAATACTTCTTTGTTTTTTGATTTCTAGATCTTTTCTGGAATGGAAATGCCATCCTCTGATTATTAGTAGTTGCAGTTTGCATTTTTCAAATTTTCTTCGAAGTTCGTAATAATATATGACAATTTTAAATATTTTTAACTCTACTATAACGTATCTAAATCTTGAAGTGGCTTATAGTCTTCTTTTGTACTACAGGTTTACCTAAAGTTCTACCAAACCAAGGATCATCGAATATCGTTTTTACCTTGTCTTCATACTTGTGTTGTTCAAATTTAGCTCTATCTGCTCTAAGTATCATCACCATACCCATAGCAGATATACGGTCAAAGTTACCATCAGGATTCCAAGCAAGTAGTTCTTTTAAATACCCAATTGATCTGATCTTATGTAGATTTAATGCTTTTGGAGGTTCAATCAAATTACCATTAACATCATATTTAGGTTCTAGTTGAGGAGTAAATGCATCACTAACCATCCAGTCAGCCTGTAACTTTCTACCCCAAGCATTTATTTGCTTATTAGCATGACATCCTTTGGCTTGATTACCTGACCCAAAACTCTTGACTAAATCCATATCTCTTAGTATCATAGGAGTATCACACAAGTATTGTAAATTCCTAGTCGCATCACAATATTGAAAGAAGCCTTTAATATTATTTTCGTAGTTCGCTATCGCATTGTAGAATTTAAGCATCTTCACACAGACTTCGTAAAATTCAGTAGCTCGTTGAGGTCTACCAGAATACTCAGCCACGATTCTATCAGTCCATAAGTCGAAGATAAATATACTACCAAGTGACTCGGTATAGACTCCTTCATCAGAGTCAATAGGGTCTATACCAGCTATATATCTCCATCTAGGAATACTGCCATCAGGTAGTCTGTGAGGCATTTCAAATATTTCAACCGATCCTACTTTATCTAACTCATCCTTGAGAGGATAGTTGCGTAGGACTGGATGTAATTCTCTAAGATCCCATTCCACATTCCCTGAGGATGTAACCTTAAGATTACCAACATAATGTGCTTTAGTGAATTTAGGTTGATCTACTATTATTTCTGCCAAGTAGTCCTTAAGACTACTAAGAGGAAATATGCTACCTTCTCTACGCATTATCGCTTCTTGAGGAACTATAGGCATTTCAGCTTTACCTTGTACTAAAGTATTAGGGTCTGTACTATTATACTTAACCTTAATCCTCTGTTTAATAATGTCTATTAACGCCCCTACAACATCAGAATTTCCATCCTTATCATAGAAACCTAGTCTGTTCAAATAGGCAGGAAAGAAATAAGCACAAGTTGTCTTACCATTGGTATTTTTGTCGTACACATTAGGTAAAGCATAGATACCGTAACCATCTGGGTTGTAGAACATTTCTTCAGCACCAGCAAAGTCAGCACTAGCTGTACCACCTGTACCTGCGCCTATTAGGGTACTATGCGTATATCCACCTTCTTCTACAGAGTCTTTAGCAACGTTCCAAGCTTTCAGCAATCCTACAAATTTACCCCATTCATCAAAGTACATTGTACCCCTTTTACCACGAGCTTTGTCTGGATCGCCTTTGGTAGTTACGCCAACAATTGAATTTTGTGTTCCTCTTATTATACCTTGCTGATCTACATAACCGTAGGTCCACATCATATCGTTAAGAGAGTCTTTAAGCTTTAGTCGTGGCCAAGGAGTATTACTAGCACACCAGTTGATAGTATGTACAAATTTATTAAGTACACCATCACGAACTAAATACTCTGTCTCACTAGCTATAGCAAAAGCAGTAACACCTTCTTTCTTAATTGAGTTTTCACCTAGTATAGCTATGCGTGCTAAGTCTGAACCTGCTCCATAGGAGTTACCAATACCTCTTCTTTTTAATGCCCCAGAGTGCTCTCCACGTAGTTTAGCTTGCTCTGTATAGTGTTGCATTAAATAATAACCATCATAAAAATCAGGAAAGTCCCAATCCCTATCTGTTCTTTTAGTACCCTTAATAAGAGTATTCTTAAGAATAGGTGTGTAGTTCAAGTAGAAGTACATAGAACCAGGAATCCATTCTCCATCTGATTCCCTAACGTAACCATCTCTACACCTTCTAGCTTCTTCTCGCCAGAATCTTCGATACTCTGAGTTAGGACTGCTATTAGGGAATAGATTAGTGTATTTCTTAAATTTCTTATAATGGATAGCTGCTGGTCTAAAATAGTCTGTATCCTCTAGAATATGCGGATTTGTTATATCAACTATAATACGACCTTTCTCATCCTTAGGCAAGTCCTTGGCTCTTTTCCTTTGTGGATTAGTAAGATTCTGTATGAAAGTTACAGTACTATAAAATTCCATTAAATCTTCTAGAATCTCTCTATCTAACTTCTCAGGAATTCGACTTTGTATATTATTCAATTCCATCTTCGAAGATTGTCTTGCTCTTTTGACCTACCTTATCTTTCTTAGATTGTAAGTCTCTTTTAACTTGATCTTCTAACTTATTTAGAGTTTCTAGTATATTACCACTTCTTTCAATAACACGTGACACTCTGTCTATATCATAAGTAGCTTTACCATTCTTGTCAGTAGCTAGGAAATCCACTTCTCTGTCA